TTAATACACCTATTTTCATTTTGCAAATATTTTATAATAAATATTAGTCATTTAGTATTCTATCAAGTTCATCCCCAATATCACCCAAAGAATTTCTCGCTCTTGATAAATCTATGAAGTCATCTTCATTAATTAAATCATTACTTTCGAGTAATATATTCATATTATCTCTTCTTTTTGATTCGGGAGTAACTCCTGCTTCGCCACCTGGTTCAGGACCTGGCGGTGGCGGTGGAATTTCGCCTCCTCCCATATCACCCATTCCTCCTCCGCCTTCAGGAGGTGGTGGTGGTGTAGCACCCGCGGCGGCGGTTGTACCTGTTTGTTGACCATATAGTTTATCGACATTATCAAATATACCCGTATGAACAATAATTGTTGGGGTATTTGTAAGTTCAGCAGCCACCGCTTTCTCAATTCTTTGTTGTTGTAAGTCTAGTTTGATTTCTTCGTCAGAGAATCCAAGTACGTGTTTTTTAGCCCAAGAAACAGATACAGGAGCGATACCCTCAATTGCGGTAACGGCGTCTTTATAAAGTATAATCTTCTCTTTCCATACGTCAATTGCCAACAAATCCGCTTGGCGAGATGGATTATTTAACCCAAGTGTAAAATTACTTAATTCGTCCTCAAAACCTAATAAGAATAAATGTATGATGGCAATTTTATTCATTTCAGCCAACATACTTTTTTGAATTCTATTAATTGTTCTTGCAAAACGAATATCCATCAATGATAGATTCTTACCATCACCAACAGGTTCCTCAAAACCTAAAAACGCTTTTGGAACACGAAGTGCGGTTAATAATTTCTTTTGGATGTATTCAATATCAGCAATTTCCGCCAAGTTAGTTGCTCCGGGTAGTGTATCTATAGGACTTGCTTGTGCAGGGTCACGTACAGGAACAAAATAATCTTGGTCAACCGCCATTTGGTTGAATCTCATATCGACATTTCCTGTTTTATGGTCTACCACTTGTTGACGTTTGAATTTATTTGCAACACGTTGTACGTATGCTTCTACATCTTGGTCATCCATATTTCCTACAAATACCTTGAAAACTCTTCTTTCAGGGGCTCTTGAGGTACGATAAATTAACATCGCGTCTTCCGCTAATACTAATTGTTTCCAAATACGTCTCGCTTTTTCTAACATAGATGTTCCATATGGAAGTTTTCTATCATCACCTAACAACCTAAAATGTGCAACCTCCCAAGAATTAAATTCCATATCACGGGCCTTCCATTTAAATTTCAAGCCTGTGTTTTTTGGGTCTGCTTCAGTATTATAAGTTTTGGACGCCATACCCATCTCCAATCTTTCGATTTCGATGTTAGGTAATTGCATACAACCCACAACTCCCTTTTCAGGGTCAAGTTTCAAATACACAAAATTATCACCGTATTTACAAGTATTTCTTGTCCACATCGTTAAATTTGTGTTGATATCTAAGGCGTTATTAAATAAATCAGTTAGAATTGATTTTATTCTTTGTGAATCAGAATAAATTTGAACCATTTGTCCATCTTGATTTACCGTAGTTGATTCCTCACCGTAAATGTCAAGTGCCGCAGAAATCTCTGGCGTATACTCCATTGATTCAAAATCGTAAAATGACGCCAACCTCGTTGGTTCATAATATGTTGCTTGAGAATATAAATTATTCTCAATTTTAGTCCACTGATTGGCTAAGTAATAAGTTTGTTGAGCCTGTAACTTTTCTTTTTCGTATTGTTGTTTAGAGTTTGTTTTTAATAACTCCGTTTTGTCATATTGATAAGTTGGGTAGTCCTGTCCTAACAATGAATACGGTCCAAATGTTTTGCTCAGTCTCTGCCAAACTGTAAGATTTTGATTATTTTCCATATAATAAAATTAACTACAAGTATAAATAGATAAACAATAGTTTTGTAGTTATAATAAATATTATCTCATCCCCCCAAATAACCAACCGTATTTAATATAATCCTCTCTTGATGCCCCAGAATTTAAATTAGGGTCGTCATATCTTGATGGAAAATTAGGGATTTGTGGGTTAAAGGCAATTGATTTCGATGGGGTATCGTCAGTTTGCATGGTCCAAGAATTTATCATCGCCTTTGTTTGTTCTGTTACTTTGGTTAGTTGACTAAATGATGCCTCTGCAACATACATTGCCATAGCGATTGACATAATTAAGTCGTCGTGTCCACCTTTTTGATGGTCAGGTCTACCATTAATATACACGAAACTATTCATCTCGTTTAGTAACCTTGGACTCTTTAATTTGAAATCGTGTCTAACTGATTCCTCTAACGCAGCGATAATCTGAACTCTTTTTGCGTTAAAGTTGATTCCCGGTATTTTTTCGGCTTGTTTTGGGTCATATTTCCATTTGTTTTGATAATCTACACCATCAACATATAAATTTTTATATCCGAGTTCTTGCATTTTTCTTGATGTAGATACTCCCATACCACCGGTGATATCAATTACTACAAACGCTGAATACATATTGGCCCATTTAAAACAAATCTCCGCCATAATATCAGGAGGTAGTTTCCCAACGAATTCGGCGACCTGCTCTCTTGTATCAAAGTCAATAATTTGAAATGTTGAAAAGTCTTCAGAATCTCCTCTTGAGACATCGACACCCATTACGTATTTATGTCCTGTTACCGGCTCATTCCAAATCCAAAGAGAGTTTGACATCATCTTGTTTTGTGGTTCCGTAATCTGATTCTCTCTAATTTTTTGTAATGTTTTAGAATCAAATACGTTATCACCCGAACCCAAGAAATTACATTCCAATTCCTGAGAAACTTTTCGTTTGTCGTACTTTAGTTTTTTTACCATAGATTCAAACCAAGTTGACGACGGTTTGTACCCTAAGGACATATAATGTTTCAGTTTCTCATATTGTTCCGGATTTGTAACGTCATAGTCATCCATTACTTTAATTAAATCTTGACTATAATTTTCTTTATTTAAAAAATAATCAATTATATCATCCGTTTGTACCAAATATAAATCCTTAGTGTATCGTGGGTCTTTATACCAATACATTTCAGAGATTTTAAAATCATTCATCGTTCTGATAGATTGGTCATAAATCTCATAATAAATTGGGTCGTGACCGTTTGGTGTTGAAATAACTATAACTTTACCACCCGTAGATAGTGATGCCATACAAGCAGACCAAAAATCGGCATCGGCTTCAATATACGCCGCCTCATCAAAAATAAGAATTGTTGGTGTATATCCACGTAAAGCATCTTTAGATGTTGCAACCGCTTTAACCTCACAACCATTTGTTAATTTGTAATGTCTTTGTGAATTTTTTTCTTTGGCGAATCCAACATCAACCCAAGACGGCCATTGGTCAACAAACGACCTAACCTTATTTGCCATTTCTTGAGCGGTGTCAAGTTTATTTGCAATGATTAGAAGTTTTTCAGGTTTTGTTTTTTTGGCGAATACTAATTTTTTAGATGCCCATGCCGCAGTTACGGTAGATACACCTGCCTGACGATACTTTAATGCAATATTTTCATTGTAATTTTCGTAATCATCCAATAAAGATACTTGGTCGGGAAATAACTCTAAAGGAACATATTTTGAAACAGTATTATCATAGGTTTCTAAATATGTACGAAGTGCGTAAGGGGTATCCTTTACGCACTTCACATATTCTATTAATACTTGTTCTTTAGTATAACTCATTATACAAATGGTTCTTCATCTTCATCGTCATCATTACTTCCAAACATAGAATCTTTATCTTGTTGTTTTAATTCTTCTACGATTTCATCAACCATAATTTGAAGAACTTGATTACCTTTAGGGTCACCTGACAAAATAAATTTCGTTAATTTGAAAAATTTCTTTGGGTCAAGTGCCGAGAATCTTTGGAATAAGTAATGTTGAATGTATTTTTTATCTTCCTCGAATAGTTCATCGGGATATGCTGCGGTGAATTTCTCCCAAAAAATAGGTCCTAATCTTAAATCCCAAATCTCAGCAGGAACTGTATCTTGTGATGCAATAACCATTTCCGCTTGACGAGGGTCATCAGGTAAACCGTGAGTCCCTAATACTTCGAAAACACCTTTAACTAATTCGTGTAATAAAATTGGGAAAGTAACACCACGAGCAATTACTGTAGGTGGGTCAGTTTCAGTGTCGATTTCTGATTGACCGGCTTGACCTTCACCAGCGGCGGCCATAGCTGATGACATACTTTCAGGGTAAATCCAATAGAGATGGTCTAATATGGATTGTGACATACCATATAGACGAACTAATTCAGGATGTAATCTATTTAATTCTTCACCAACTAATTGGTACATATAGTGACCTTTTTTGGACGCTCCACCAATAAGTGCATTAATAAATCTTCTTTTAGCCTTTTGTTGGTCAAACTGTTCCATAGCATCCATAAAAGCCTCTAACTCATCGGCGTTTTCGTTTGCACCACCAAAGGCGTCTTTAATTTCGTCAGGTGAAGGTTCTTCCGATTCACCTCTCATTCCTTCGGCTGCACTCATCATACTCGATTCCAATTTAGCATCAAATTGAAGTGCTCCATCAGGAATCGCCATTTCTTTAACGACTAAATCAACCGCTAATTTTTCCAAAAATTCATTGTGTCCTTGCTCGATACTTGCAATTTTTGGAAACAATTTCATAGCGGATGTTATTAACTGCATAAGAACTTGTTGAGGTGGTCCTTGTATTGACGAGGTGTCACCCATAAATCTTCTTATGTTCTCAACAGATTGTTTGAATCTCTCTGAGGATATAATTTCTACAATATCTCGGTCAAGTTTAGGTAAACCTGGATGGTCCGCATAAGGCGTAGTTTTAGTTGTAATTTTTCTTTCAATACTTGGGTCCATTCTTTCAGGACCTTCGTAATCAATTGGTGCTTCACTAATGTTTTTTCTATATTTTGCCATGACTTTAAATTAAAATTTAAGACCGAAATTATCCCACTTTAACCAAGTAGGTACTGATTTTTTACCCGCTTTAGGTGCCGGTTTCACTCCAGGTTTTGGACTAAACGGAGTTTTCGGTTTAGTTGTAGGTGTTTTAGGTTTTACAATTGGTTCAGCAGTTTCGGCCTCATTTGTTTCTTTTTTAGCCTTTGGAGCTGGTTTTACACCGGGTTTTGGACTAAACGGAGTTTTAGGTTTACCTTTTTCAGTTTTTTCTTTCTCCTTTGGTTTCGATGGTGCGGTTTCTGTTTCTGAAATCATTTGTAAAAACTCCCCTTTAGTTATTTTTGGTTGAATATGTTTTTCTAGCAAAGATAGAATCTTTTCCTCCAAAAACAAATTTACGGGGTCTTTTCCTTCCTTAATCGATTCCTTAATACCCATCACACATCTTTCATATTTTTCTTTATCTTTACGACCAACTGATGCTGTACATATCGCAAAAGGATTATATTTCTTTTTAGTACCTTTTTTCTTGGCTTCTGTAAATTCGTATTTACCATCAGGTCTCTTTTTCACTGTAGTCAAACCTTGAGTTGAAACCCCTTGTTTCACTTCGCTATCTGAAGCAACTAATTTTGTGGTAGTTACCTTCTCAACTTCCTTGGTTTCTTTTTTACCCTCGTTTAATTTATTATACAATAATCTTAATTGAGATTCTGTTAAGTTGGATAATGTTTCTGCTTTGAGTCCCATATCAATTAATTTAAATGCTAGTTTATTCTTTTTCATAAACCACTTGTTTATCAAATTCTAAAACTATATCTCGTTCATATAGTTTATCTTTTATTTTCTTTTCGTCTTCACCGTATCTGAAAACTAATCTTTTTTCAATGTCAAAATTTATATCAGAGTCATCACTTTCCCAAGCCAATGCGATTACATCGTCAAGTGCGTCAATCATTGAAAAAAAATCGGAGTCCTGAATCAGTGAGAGTTTTATCTCTGCATTTTTCAAGACCCCGACTTTACGTATGAACTCTATATTAGGGGGTAGAGGATTCCCATTAGATGGTTTTGATTCCCAACCTTCTCCCCAAACTTCTTCTTTAACATCTGAAAAAATAAATTCATAAATGTTATCACCTTTATAATTTGGTCCAAGCCCATTAACATAAATTAGATAACTCATAGAATTGCTCCGTCTGGGGTGATTTTGTATTGTTTACCATTCACCTCAAAAACTAAATTTTTCTTATTAGTTTTTCCGATGAAATTTGCTTTTGTATATCTGTCCAAAAATTTTGATGAGATACTTTCTTGCTGATATGATTCAGACAATGTTTTAACCTCTCTCATAATTTTTACTTTTTTCGCCTTTTCAGTTAAGAACTTTTTTTGTTTTTGCTCTTGAATGAATTTTTTTTCTGAATCGGTTTTTACGAAATATGATTTAATTATACTGTCAACTTTAGATTCTGAAAAAACTGAGTCAAAAATACCCTCAACTCCGTCTAAATCATCCGATTCTAACATATCGCCTAATTGATTTCTTGCCTCTTTAGCATATGCACTAGCAATTGCCTTTGGTATGTTCACTTCTTTTGGTTCTTTTTTAAACCCTAAATCGTCTCCTCCACCAATCATACCTTCGATATATTCGTACATATCTTCCTCGGTCATTTCACCTTCAGGTAATTCAGGCATTGGTTCTTCAATTTCAGGTTCCATATCGTCAGACGGTTCTTCCATATCGGTATCATCTTCAGATTCAAAATCCGAATCTTCTAATCTACCAATTATTTCTTCCATATCTTCATCTGACAACACAGACAAATCAAGTGCAGATAATATAGAATTTATAACATATTTTGTATCGTCCGCAGATATTGGCTCTTCACCTTGATTAATTTTTCTTAATTTTTGTCCTAATTTGCCGGTCAACTTCTGAATTGTTTTGAACGAAACAATACCATCCTCTTCAGGCATATCATCTGAAGGTTCACCCATTCCCATATCATCATCAGGCATATCATCTGAAGGTTCACCCATTCCCATATCATCATCAGGCATATCATCAGTTGGCATTTCAGACCCCATTCCCATATCAGGTGTAGTTTCTGTTCCTGCCATTGGTTCAGGGGATGGCATTGGTGCCGGCGCGGGCGCGGGTTCAGGTGCGGGAGCCGGTGGTGTTTCAGGCTTTGGTGTTTTTAACACAAACTTTTTTTGTTCAGAAAACAATGAAACCCCTTCTTCATTACCGGATAAAGTATTAACTTCTTTTGTAATCAAATTTAAACGTTTTAAGGCTTGAGAATAAGATTGATAATACTTTCTGTTTTTCATAGGTTCAATATAATCCAACTGACCCTCATTTACGGTTCTTTTAATTACGTAACCATTTTTTTCTTTTTCTATATGGTATGTGTTACCATCAACCAATTTTATATTATAATGATTTGAATTTACCTCATTGATTGAGTTGGGTATATTTTCTTTATATCTTGCAATTTCCATTATTCTTTGGATTTTTTCAAGACCTTCTAACTTTTCACTTCCGATAGGTTTTAGTTTTCCCATTTTATATAGTTTTTATTTTGTTTAAGAGTTAAGTCCGTCGAATCCGCCTATAGCAACGCTCGTTCTTTGGATTACAACGCAATTATTTACGTCAGTGTATATAGGATATGGTGTTCGCAAAGTTGCGGTATTTGAACCTCCCGAAAAAGTACCTGTCAGGTAATTATATGTACCTGCGGTATATGTTGTACAAGCTGAAACGTAGAATCCTGGCATAGTTTTAATATT